GGTGCTGGATTTATAGGAAATATAAAACTTAAATAACAAAACAAAAAACAAAACACAATGGAAAAGCAACAAGACAGAAGAACTGGAGTAGACATGATTATCGATGACATTTGGAATCTGCTAGATAAAGCGGAGAAAACAAGTGTAGAGAACATTCGGGAAGATGTTTACCAGTTATTAAAACGAGCAGAAACTAGGGAGAAACTATGGTCTTTAGATTTTGCCGAGCAGTATTGCGCTCATGTTTTACATTACAGAAAAAAGAATTTTGTAGATGTAGAAAATTTCTATAATGATTTTGTGTCTACTGATTTTAGTATAGAATAACGCCTAACGTTTTGCGGCTTTGCGATGGCCGCCAAAGAATGAACTTAATTATTAACCGAGATGTGTCAGGCGGCTATTGCAAAACCGCTGTTAGCCGCTGGCCTTCTCACAAACTAAAATAGAAATGAAAATAAGTATCAAAACAAGTTTAATCACTTTAGAAATTGAAGATGAGCCAAAAGTAACAAATGACGGTTACACAAAAAGGTCGCTTCCTGAATTACCAATAGCTTTAAAGTCGGCTATTGATGAAACGATAAGATTACATAATGAGGTCGCTAAATCGGAGGTCGCTCAGGCTTGCGCCTAACGAAAAGGCATTGGCGAAGGCGGGAAAATAGAACCCCGTCAGCCGAATAACGTAAAATGATTAACATGGAAAATAAAGATCAGAATTTGCACATCAGCCCCGCTTTTGCCAATGCACTGTTAGGTGCAGATGCGGGTAAATTGATAGTTTCTTACGGTGGCGGAACCAATTCAACAGCCATGCTTATTGGGCTTTATCATGCCAATATTATTCCTGATCATGTACTTTTTGCCGATACAGGAGGGGAAAAACAGCGCACTTATAACTACATAGAATATTTCAACAAATGGCTTCGTAAACACCGAATGCCAGAAATTGAAACGGTAAAATATAAAACCAAAGACGGCAACGAATTGACTTTGGAGCAAGATGTTATTAATAACAACACCCTTCCAGCTATTGCATTCGGCTTTAAAACTTGCAGCCAAAAATTTAAGATTTACCCGCAAGAAAAATTTTTGAAAAAACTATACCCGCAAGAAAAGATAACACATTTGATCGGCTACGATTTAGGAGAACAAAGACGGGTAAAGGATAACCCGCTTGTGAACCATAAAAATTTGTACCCTTTAATAGAGTGGAAATGGAATCGCTCAAAATGTGTTGAGGTGATTTTGTCAGAAGGTCTTTGCTTGCCGGGTAAAAGCAGTTGTTTTTTCTGCCCAAATATGAAAAAACACGAAATACTTGACTTGACAGAAGATGAAAAAAAGAGGGTAAAATTTATGGAAGCAAACGCAAAAAACAAGGTAGAACTTAAAGGCTTGGGCCGTCAGTTTGCTTGGACAGACCTTATAAACGCTGATGAAAGTCAGTTAAAAATGTTTGATGGTCTTGAAATGTATCAGTCGCCTTGTGAATGTGTGGACTGATAGCATTTGCACCTAACTCGTAGATATGCGAAGTTAATTTCGCCTATCCAATTACTTAAACAACATAAACAATGACATCAATAGAATGGTTATTTGAAAAGCTATGGGATGAGCCAAAAGATAAATTAACTTGGTATAGTATATTAAGTAAAGCAAAAGAAATGCACAAGCAAGAGATAATAGAAGCGTATGAATCTCCGAGAGAGTTTGAAGATGGAGAGGAATACTTTTATCAAAACTACTTACCGTAATGAAAAGGGTAATAAATTTTAGTGGAGGTAAAACTTCTGCCTATATGACGATACACGAATATCGTGAGGGTGATTTAGTTATTTTTTGCGATACTGGCAGAGAACATCCAAAGACCTACAAGTTTATTAATGACTTTGAAGCATTTGAAAATATACCAGTTATTAGATTGCAATATAATGGTGGCTTTGAAAAGTTAATAGAAAAAAGAAAAGCAATACCTAACAACTTCAAAAGATTTTGTACTATTGAATTAAAAGTAAAAACTGCAAGAAGATACCTTCGATCACTTGGTATAAACAAGTATCAAAATTTTGTAGGTTTCAGAGCAGACGAGCCGCAAAGAATATCAAGAAGAAAACAACACTGGAAACAAGTTGAAGATATATTCCCTTTATATGAGAAAGGAATTACAAAAGCAATGATTAATGATTATTGGTTAAACAAACCATATACTCTTAATATACCTTCGATACTTGGAAACTGCGATTTATGCTTTATGAAAGGTAAAAATGTGATAATAAATATATTAAGGACATACCCTGAACTATCAGACAAATGGATTGAAGATGAGAATAAAATAGGCAAAACATATTTTAACGGAATAAGTTACAAAACATTAAAAGAGATTGCACAAAATAACTTGTTCAAAGATTACGACTTGAACGAAATAAAACCTGCTTTTGATTGTGCTTGTACTTCTTAAATATACTAAATGAATATACTCGGACTATCTCAAAGGCATTCCGGCTGCGGTTATCATAGAGTAACACTTCCGCTAGGGTTTATGAATGACATAAAAGCAACAGTTACCGACCTGCCTACTGACGAAATGGTACATAATAACTCTATGCTTTTATTCAATCGGCTATCTGTATTCGATAATAACTTTCAATCGCTTAAAGACAAAGGGTACAAGATAATAATGGACATGGACGATGACTGGGTATTACCTTCAACTCATATTAACTATAACGACTACGCAAATCTAAAAGAACAGATAGAAAATAACCTTCGTTCTGCTGATCTAGTTACTTGCACAAATGAAAGACTTTACAAGCGATTAAAAACAATAGCAAATAATGTAGAGATATTCCCTAACGCTTTACCTTATGGTTACGACCAGTTTACAACAGATAAAGACGAGAGCGATAAGATACGGCTTTTTTGGTGTGGCTCTGTAACTCACGAAAGAGATTTGCTTTTACTTCGCTATCCGCTATCTAGGTTAAAAACGCACAAAAATATAGTAATGGTCTTGGGTGGTTTCTCGGCTATCAATGACTACTCAAAATACATTTGGCAAAAAATGTGGTACAACTTTACTGCCGGGAATCAACTACCTAGCGAAATACTCGGTAGTTTACTTCCCAATTCCTTTATGAATATGTACCGACAAGCCGATATATCGTTGATACCTTTGGAGCGTAGCGACTGGCACGGCAGTAAATCGAACCTGAAAATACTTGAAGCAGCTACAAAAAAAATACCAGTAATTGTATCAGCAGTAGAACCTTACATTAAGGACAAAGATGCTCCGGTGTTTTGGGTACACAAACAGAGCGACTGGTTTACTCACGCAAACGACTTAATTTTGAATAAAAATAAACGCTTAGATTATGGCGAGAAAATCCACGAGTGGGCAAAAGCAAAATACAACCTTGTCAATGTTAACCGAAGCCGAAGAGAGTGCTTTGAAAATCTTAGAAACTCATAAGCATATCTACGACCTCTATGAAAAGACCGGAGAACTCGTAAACTTTTCGCTAGAGATACGAAGCGAAGTTCTGTCAGCTTATCGGGTATTCCATCCACACTACACGTATAATCATGGATGCCATACTTGTATCTGCGAAATGATCCATACTATTTACTCATTCTATAAAAAGAAAGTATGTTAATATACTTACTTTTAATGCTTTACATTTGTATTATCTACTTCGATTACAAGTGTCCTAAAAAAGAGAAAACAAAAAAACATTTAATAAGCCGTAGAAAATGAATGAATTTAAGCACTCAGGAGCAACTGGAGATATTATCTTTTCTTTGCCTACCATAAAAGCAATGGGTGGCGGTAAATTATGGATAACGAAATTTCACAAGCAAAGAGCAGAATCCATAAAAAAACTGATTGAAGTACAACCATACATAACAGAGGTGGAGTGGACAGATCAAGAGGTAGATGCCATTGATTTAGACAAGTTCAGGAAACACGCAGGACATCATTTGAACCTAGTCGAAGCGCACTTTCACGGGCAACAAATACCGGTAGATAAATCATGGAAAGAGGGTTGGCTCACGCTTCCTGAAGATATAAACATAATAAACGGAATTAAATACTCCGTTATTAATCGTACTACAAATTACTATGATCCCAACTGCAACTGGACAAAAGAGGTCGAGTACTTGAAGTCAATATCTGACGAAGTATTTTTTATTGGCTATCCTGAAGAGTGGATAATTTTCAAAACTGCTTTTAATACAGATGTGAGGTATCTACCTTGCGACTTTTTGGAAGGTGCATATCTGATTAAAAAAGCTACCATGTTTACCGGGTGCTATTCTGCATGGAGCACTATTGCTATGGGTTTGGGTATTCCTTACAGAATGGAACAAGCTCCCGGACATACTTGCAGTTCTTTGCTAGAACCTAGAGAAACAATAATAAACCTATAAGATGCCTAGTTTAAGTAAACAAGATCAATTTGTTTTATCATTAATTCCGGTAGGAGATTATCTCGAAATTGGTGCTAGTCATCCTATCGACTGGAATAACACTCACTTACTAGAGCAAAACGGATGGACTGGGTTAAGCATTGATATTGACCGCAACTGCCTACGACCTTGGCAAGACGTAAGAAAGAATACTTTAATAATTGCAGACGCTCTGACCATACCTTATACAAAGAATAAAAGAATAGATTATTTAAGTATTGACATTGAACCTGCTTTGCAGACGTTCAAATGTTTGAAACATATTTTTACCTTCAATCCTAAAATCTCGATAATCACTTTCGAACATGACTGGTATTATGATCAATCTACAAAAATGGATTCACGTAGGTATTTAACGGACTTAGGATTTGAACTCGTACACGCTGACGTAGAATGTCATCTCGGAGCATACGAGGACTGGTGGGTAAATCCTAGAACAGTATCAGTAGAAATGGCAAAACAATTTCAGTTATATTAAATTAAACTAATTAAATTATGTTAATCGTTAAACACATCGACAAGGCAAATCATTTTATAGTAGGTTATTTAATTTACGCTACGCTTTTTAACTTCATAGGTTACTGGTCAGTCATTCCGGTATTAATAGCAGCTTTCGGTAAAGAGGTCTACGATCTTTACGAAAAGAACGAAGCTATCGAAATGGGCAAAATTGACTGGCTAGATTTTGTCTACACGATAGCCGGAGTACTTCCGATGCTAATAACTCAAATAATAAAATAAAATTAAATAACATGAAAGCACTTAAGATATTCCTAGTTTACATTAAACTAGCGTTAGTAATTGGTCTAGTACCTTTGGTTATCTCTCTTACGCTATTAGAAGGGCAACAATCAACTATCTTAGTTCCGGTGGGGTATCTATCGGCTTTTATCGGTAGTGGCTCTCTATTCGGCTTTAAGAACTATAAAGACAGACCGAAGTACATAGGCAACTTTGAAGATGACCTTCCATACATAAACCAAACGTATGCTTTTTTCTTTATCAGTTTAATTCTTAACCTTACTGTTATAGGTTTGATATGAAACTAAATAATATAAAAGCAAACCCGAACAACCCACGACTTATTAAAGATGATAAGTTCAAAAAGTTAGTCCAGTCAATCAAGGACTTTCCCGAAATGATGGAGAAAAGACCTATCATTTGCGTTACTGACGTTGACGGTAAGTTATTCCCTTTGGGTGGCAATATGCGTCTAAAGGCATTACAAGAATTAAACTACAAAGACATTCCTGAAACTTGGGTTATCAAAGCAGACGAGTGGACAGAAGAACAAAGGAAAGAATTTGTCATTAAAGATAATATCGGCTTTGGTGAGTGGGACTGGGATGACCTTGCTAATAACTGGGATAGCGAAAAACTCGAAGAGTGGGGGTTGGATATACCAAACTTTGAGCCGGAAGTGTTAGAAGCAGAGGAAGATGATTTTGAAATACATGATGAAATAAAAACGGATATTATTTTAGGGGATTTATTTGAAATAGGCGAACATAGATTGCTTTGTGGGGATAGTACGGATAGTGACCAAGTGGCAAAGTTGATGAACGGACAAAAGGCTGATATGGTATTTACTGACCCACCTTATAATATTGGATTTAAGGGTTCAATGTCAAATAAAATGGTAAATGGTAAAAAGGCACCTGCCGATAGTGCAAATCAAAGACACGATGAAATAAAAAATGATTCAATGTCTGAAGAACAATTTTATGATTTTATTTCGGATGTTTTGAAAGAAATAAAGATTAATTGTTTAGGTGCTTTTTATATTTGTTTTGGTAGTCAAACACTGAATCAATTATTGCAGCCACTTGCAGATTTGAAAATTGAATATAAGTCTATAATAATTTGGATGAAAAACCAAGCAATTTTTAGTGGCAAGGATTTTAAGAGCAGATACGAGCCTATTATTTACGGAAGATTTAATGATTTTTTTAATGGTGCAAGATTTAACGAAGAAGATATTTGGGAATTTTCAAGAACACAAAAAAATGATTTACACCCAACTATGAAACCGATTCCTTTAATTGAAAATGCATTAAATTATTCAAGCAAAGAAGGTATGAGAGTATTGGATTTATTTCTCGGTTCAGGTTCAACAATGGTAGCTGCACACCAACTTAAACGCAAATGTTACGGAATGGAATTAGACCCGAAATATTGTCAAGTTATAGTAGACCGAATGATTAAACTTGATCCTACTTTGGAAATTAAAAAGAACGGATTACCGTATAAAATAAAAGCACAATAAAAGCACATGGCAAAAAAAGATATAGAAAAGTATCAGATACAAAAAGGGCAGGTGCTTAACCCTAACGGCAGACCTCGAAAGTATGTTAGCTTACTCAAAGAGCAGGGTTACAAGCTATCCGAGATTAACGACACTATCCAAAATATGATGGCTATGGACTTGCAAGAGTTAAAGGCGGTATGGGATAACCCAAAGGCAACAATACTCGAAAAAACGGTAGCAGCCGCAATGCGTAAGAGTTTGGAAAAGGGCAGCTTGTATTCTCTTGATACATTGCTTACACGTGTTTACGGCAAGCCGAAAGAAACGACAGCCGTAGAGAATAGCGGTAAGATTGAATTTATTATTACTAAGGGCAAAACAATCCTTTAATGTGCAGATACACATACCTGAACTCCACAATAACCAACAAGCTATATTCGATGACAGTTCACGGTTTAGAGTGGTCTGTTGCGGTAGACGTTTTGGCAAATCCGAACTGGCTCAACTGGAGATCATATTCTCAGCGATAAAAGGACACTCAGTAGCTTACATTACTCCTACCTACCAACTAGCAAAGACATTCTTTAATAAGTTAATTAAGGTAGTTCCGTTTGCGAACAACAAATCAGACCTTACTATTGACTTCCCAAACGATGGGAGCGTTATGTTTTTTTCAGGGGAGCGACTAGATTCTTTACGAGGTCGTAAATTTCACTTAGTAATTATTGACGAAGCTAGTTTTATACCAAACCTAGAAGATGGGTGGCTGAATTCCATACGACCTACCTTGACAGATTACAAAGGTCGTGCTCTATTCCTATCTACTCCAAAAGGGAAGAATTATTTTTATAGTTTATTTTTAAGGGATGGAGAGCAAGACTGGAAAAGCTACAAGTTCAGCACTTACGACAATCCTTATATTGATAGGTCAGAGATTGACGATGCACGTAGGCAACTGCCGGAAGCGGTATTCGAGCAAGAGTACCTAGCCAATCCAATGGAGAACGCTGCCAATCCGTTTGGTAATAAATTTATTAGTCAATGTGTTACGGAGTTATCTAAAAATCCTACTGCTTTTTATGGTATTGATCTAGCAAAATCGCACGACTGGACAGTAATAATAGGACTTGACAGAGCAGGGAACGTGGCACACTTTGACCGATTCCAAAAAGATTGGAAGCAGACAAGGGAAACGATACTAACGTTAGACAGAAGTAAGCCAGTATTTATTGATAGTACTGGTGTAGGGGATGCGATTACTGAGGACTTGCAAAGGCAGTTTCAGAATATGACCGGGTACAAGTACACGGCTAC